ATTCTAACCTTTACCCTATATCCATTTTCGGTATTTTTATATTTGGTAACTATTCCAGTGAACCATCTAAAGGAATCTCTACCAATAAAATTAGGATTAATTAGGGATTGTTCTAACATCATCAGTCTTCGTAAACTCTACATTCAAGTGCATCTGGATTGGCATCACAAAAAAGTTCAAGTGGGGTTGGATCATGATCATCCCCAGGATGTCTTTCATGATATGCCTCTAGTTGTCCCAACTCATCCTCTATGTGTCTTCTTCTCTGAGAAGAGATCATTGGATCTGATAGTTCTTCTTTGTCTTTTTTAATGTGATCATTAATGTCTTTCATTTTGCTACTCCATAAGAGTCTCTTACTAATTCTAATCCAGTAAGTCCTTTATTATCACCAAATACATGCTTCAGTTTACTTATGATATACTTTCCAGACTTACTTTTATCCTTTAAACCTTTCTTATCTTCTTCTTTTGTGATCTGTCCGAATTCAACATTAATAACATCCCCCACTGTCAAATTTAAATTCAGTGGTACTGTTATATTTAACGTCTGACTGAAAAGTAAGTTGTATCTTGATACACCTTGTCCTTGATATTCCATTCTCTTATCTGGAGATTCAAGTTTTCCAGATTTATCCATCTGTCCATTATCTAACATTCTAACCATCAATCTTGATGGACTATCTTGTAGACCATTTGGAATTTCTGGTGGATTATCATCTCCAGAATGATTCATTATAGTATAACTTTCAGAAAGTTTATATACATTTGCATAAAACTTTCTAGTATTTGTGTCAAAGAAGTAATTCACATTAGAGTACATTCCAATTCTAAGGTTGTCAAGAACATTGACATTTTTCTTAAAAGATGGAGGAGCAGTTATTCTAAAGTTTGCTCTTGGATCTGCAGGTCCTGGAACAATCTCCCTATAAGTATAAGTTTCTTTTGGTTGTCTATTTTTATCAAACAAAGAATCTACACTCTTAAAATTATATCCATCTTTGTTTTCGTAAAATAAAAATCCTGCAGTTCCTATGGTGTTGCCAGATTTACCACTTTCAACCTGAGGTATTCCCTTAGGACATAACCATCCAAGAACTGTGAATGGTTTTCTTGCATTACCCATGAAAGAATATTTGTTGACACTCTTTTCAATATTACTACTATTATATCTGGTAGTCTTTAATTCTTCTTTTAAAATCTTAGAGACAGTTGCATCTAAGGTAGAATCATATCTTCTAAAAACTCTTGAAGTTTCATTGGTAAACATTTCTTCAGGAATCAAATCAAGAGTAAACATTTCTCTTGTTGATTCTGTTGTTGAGTTTCCAATATTATAGATGTAATAAGTATTATTATTCTCATCTAATGTAAACTTCAAACTTGTTGCATCTTGTTTGATAATTAATCTGACTCTCTCCCCACCTCTAAGTTTTAACTTAGAAAGAACACCTCCAGTATTGACAATCAAAAGAGAAACATATGTTGATGGTGATGTTATATTCTCGCTATAAGTTACTGCAGAAATTGATTGGGTTAAATCAATAAATCCATCTTTTGTTTCTACAGAAAATTCTTCTATTGTATAGTTAGTGTATGATGCCATTACCCTAGTGCACTATAGTATAACATCTTTAATATTCTTTTATCTGCATCATCTTGAATATTTAGAGATCCTGCTGAACCTGATGATACATATTGAATTTGTGGTGGCATGACTGGCATGGGAACAGATATAACTTCAGGTGGCATTTCTGCCATTGCAGTTTGATACATTTTAGATCTTGAAGTTATGTTATTAATTATTTCTGGAGAAATATTAATCAAGGGGTCTCCACCACTTTGTGTATGATAATTATCTATTGGAATGACTGCCTCAGTTCCATGCAAAAGTGTAAGATATCCAGTCTTAGGTCCTTTAAGAATTGCTCCAGTATTATTGCCCTCATCTTTAGACCTTCTTCTTTCAATGTTAAAGAAGTCATTCATAAATGCTCTAACTTTTGCTGACCCCTGATATTCTTTTTGTCCAATAGCACCAGATCCACCCCATTGGTGTCCAGGAACATCAAAAGCAAGTCCAGAGTAATGAGCAGATCCTGATGCATGTCCTCCAACTGGATCATATCCTTTAAATTCAGTTACTTTTAATCCTTTTCCTTTTAAGAAATTATATGCTCTTTCTGCAGTAGGTCTATCCTTAAATGCTAAATGGTCATGGTAGTTAGACTGTGTTCCATGATAATATTCATATGCAGGACTATTTGGATCTCCAGTTAAATATTGTGAAATGTTCTGAGTAAACTCATATCCAGGATCTGATATTGGAGTAGATCCACCTCCCAAATTTTCAACATTTGCAGCCTGCCTTTGCTCAAATTCTTTTTGATCTTTTGGTTCTTTAAATGCTTTAGAAAATTCTTCAAACTTTATTAGTGCTTTTTCATAACTAACTAAAGTTTTAGAGAATGTTAGATCTCCCTTAGCTTCTGATAATTCTTTTTCTTTCTTAGTTTGTTCTTTCAATTTTTTATTTTTCTGTTCTTCAGCAGCACTCATCCCAGTTAAATCTCTAATGAGATTAGTTGCATCTAATGCAAAAGATGCAATAGAAAGTAATCCTGCTATAGGAAGTCCAATACCAGTGGCAGCACTTGCAGCTGCAGCAGCATCCAAAGCAGCACCAGTTCCTGCTATGCCAGCACCAAATTGATCACCTGCCTGTGCTCTCATTGCAGCATCAGCAGCACCAACAACAGCACCAACTCCAGGAATTAATGCTGAACCAAATTTAGAAAATGCTTTTGCTGTTCTAGCACCTTTAGTCAATCCTTGACCAGCATCAACTCCTTGCTGTGCTGTCTTTAATGCATCTTTGCCAAATCTACTTTTAAATGCCTTATCACCATACCTACTTAAATATCTTTGTTGAGTTGATGAAGAAACTCTTCTTCCACTAACATCAAATCCTCTTCCTGGTTTTGGTCCTCTAGTAAAGAATCCTTCTGCAGCACCACCAACCAATCCTAAAAGTCCTGGTCCCAACAATGCACCTGCAGCAACCATTCCTGGTGACAATGCTCCAAGTAGATCTCCTTCTAATAATTTCTCAAGGGAATTGAATGCTGCAAGAGCACCTATTGCTTTTAATGGATCATCAGAAGATCCTTTGGTGAAAAAAGATCCTTTGAACTTTGGTATTTGTATTTTCTTTGGTTTCTCCCTTGTCTTCTTTTCAAATTTTTTATCTTGTTCTTTATTAATTGTATCAAGTCTTCTTTTATATCTGTTAAGAACAGATAGTTGAGTCTTTCTTTGATATATTCCCTTCTCAAAAGTTTTCCTCAGTGCAAGAGAACTTTTCCTTGCCTGAGTAGAAACCTCTACTAAATTGTTGACCTTTGATACTCTAGCAACAATTTTTGGTTTTGCTTTTGGTGCTTCTAAAAGTTTTTGTGCTTCCATATATTATCCTACATCCATAATGTTCATTTGAGTTCTATAAAGCATTCCAACAGTATCATCTCTGTTTGTTGGATCAACACTATCATTACCAACAGTTCCATTATTATTAGCAGATCCAGGAGAATCTGATCCTGTTGGAGTTGGTACAAGTGATACTAAAACTCCTCTTGAAGATCCTGGTCCAGCACTTACTTCATCTGCATTTCTTTTTGATGGTGCTGGTGCAACACTAGATTGAGTGCTATATTGCTGCTTTCTCCTTTGAAAAAATTCAAATCCTTGTCCTGCTCCATATCTCTTTAATCCAGTCCATTTGGATCCTCTCAATCTTCTTATAACATCTTCTATTTTTGCTTTATCTCCTGTCATGATTTCATCAAGAACACCAAGATCTTTCAAGTATTGAACTGCTGCAAGATCCTGACTTCTTGGACTAAAATCAGTTAGACCTAACCTTTGTGCTATAGGTTTAAATGTAGTGCTAATAAATTGATATCTCCCTGCAGCATCAGATCCAAGTTCTGGGTTATACATTTCTGGATGCCTTGACATATCAGAAAAAGTTGCACCCCCAACTGATACATTATATTTTCCACCAGATTCAACATTTGCAAGAGTGTCTAAGAATGCTTTGACATTTGGATCTTCTACTGCTGATGTTACTTGACCAATATCTCCAGTCATAGGGGCAGTTCCTGGTGCAGTGCTCTCAGGACTTTTATCTGTCATATCACCACCAGGCTTAGACTTTTTCAATAAAATATTTAAAGTTTCTTCAAACTTTTTGTTTAAATCTTGGAATTTTTTAAGGTCCCCTTGAGTTATTGAAACTAATCCTTTATCAGTTAATGCTTTTTGCTCAGCAGTTAGTTCTTCAAGTCTAGTTTGATCTTCTCCTCCAGTGTCTTGAGATGCTGCAAATGCACTACCCAAAGCAAGAGCACCAGTTCCAAGTGCCATCACTGCTCCAAATTTTCCTAGTCCAGGAGCACCACCCATCATTCTTCCTGGTCTTCCCATTGGCATTCTGCCACGACCCATCATGCCCCTACCAAATCCTTTCAATAGAGATTTTAAAACTACACCTGCAATCATGGTGCCAATTTGAGGTATAAAAGTAATTCCAATCCCCATAAGAGATTTGAATACTTGCATGTAATCACCATTCAATAATGCTTCCATCAAATTGAATGCTGCCAGTGATCTTATAGCACCACCAACTCCAGAAAAGAAACTGCCAACAAATGGTTTGATGATATCTTTTAAACTAGATTTATCATCACCAAGATCTTTCTTAGGAAGTTTTCTTTGTCTATTAGCAATTCTTTTTCTATAATCTTCTATTTCCTTTTTGTTCTTTTCCTTTGTTTGGGAGTAATCCTCTGCTATTACTTCCTTTATCCTATCTAAGTTATCATTTATTTGGATAAGATCTAATGTTAATCTACCTAGAGAAGATACTACCTTTTTGCTTGGTGATGCTACTGATTCTTCTTCTTGAGTTGTAGATGATTGAGATATTTTGCTTACTAATTCATCTGGTATGGGTCTCTTTGGAACTATACCAGATATTGCTCTTACTCTTCCATATCTAAGTCTTCCAGGGCCGAATCCAAACCTAGACTTACTACTTCTAAAGAATTTTTGAGAGTCTATTCTTTTTGGAGTTTCTTCTGGATTCATCTATTTGCCTTGGCTGCTTTTTCTTCCTCTTCTTTAATATAATTTTCTAATAAGGAGAGATAGATTTCCCTCTCCCATGGAATCATATTTTCAATCTCTGTCAAAGAGTATTTATGATGCTGCATCAAGGCAAAATTTATTCTATAGTATGCCTCTAAATCTTCATGACCAAGGACTAACCGAAAAAACTAGAGAGTCCCTCCAGTACAATTTCATTGTCTTTTCCAGTGTTTGGGTTTCTCACTGTAACAACATGAGTCAACTTTGGCATAGTGTCAAAAAAGTTTTGAATGCCTTTAAATTGAGTTGAATCAAATGTTTCTAACCATTCAGCCAGTTCTTTTTTTGTCACATCACTAGCAGACCATGACTCATCTTTAGTGTATACCATATCAATACATGATGCAACAATTTCAAAAGATTTGTCTATGGTTTCCTTGCTGCTATTACCTTCAAAACTAAAATTATTGTCAATGAATTCTTGGAGTGATGGATACTTCATCTTCACTACAATAGAATCATCAACTTTAATTTCTGAGGTATGATCCTCAGGGAACTTAACTTCAATTTCTCTAATATCTACAGTGCACTCAACCTGAGTTTCACCATCATCAGGACAAGTGATTAGTAACTCTACTGCTTCACCAACAGACTTTGCTCTGATATTGAGGAAAAGATATTCAATATCAAAACTTGGTAGGGTATCAATTTTGATTCCTCTGGTTAGAACACAATCTCTTAAGACTGTTTTGACTGCTCTAGTAATCTCAGAGGGGTCACCACTTTCCATTGCAAGGATAAGAATCTTTTCTTCTTTAACTAAGAAAGGTCTGTATGTAATTTTCTTTTTGTTTGATGGTAAAGTCAACTCATAAGTTGGAGTTGCAATCTTTGGTAATGGCATAATAACCTATAGACTTCAGTATGATTATTTAGTTGGTTGGTGCTGGTGGTCCTTGTAATGCAGGAGTTACAGGAGATCCACTTCTATTCTGAGACCTCAATCTCATTTCTCTAAGTTCACCTATTTGTTGTTGTAAACTTGGCAATCTTGCTGCATTTAATTCATCTCCTTCCAATACTCCTCCAGGAACAGATGCTATTGGAGGTGGAGGAGTATCTCCTCCTGGTCCAACAACAGTTCCATTTGATTCTCCAGTTTCTTCAGTAAAGTTATCTCCAAATTTTCCAAAGTTGTAAACATCATATTGAAATGTTACTGTAGTTTTTAGGACACTTGCTCCATCATAAGATACTGGAATTGAAATCAAATTAGATGGGAAAGCTCTTCTTAAAGTATATCTAACTGAATTTCTTGGTTGACCATAAACACCATCTTTTACTAATCTTTGTCCTGGTGATCTAAAGTCCCTTTCAAATTTAGTAATCATCACATCACATCTATACTCATCTGGATAGCGATGTCTAACATATGAATTATCTACTGATCCCCAGTTCATAGAAATAGCATTCATCCATCCCTCAAAAAATTTTAAAACTTTGTAGTCCTTATCAATATAAAAACTTACATCTACTGGAGGATATATTCTCTTAGTTGCATACTGCTCAGTTCTTCCCATTCTATCACCATAAACTTGTCCCATTTCATATGAAGTTCCTGGAAGCACTGCTTCATATGCTAAGAAGTTTATATCCCCATTGGATACTGAACCAAAACTTTTTGAAACAAAAACATCAAAAGTATTTGATAGTGATGGTTTAAATTTATTTACAAGGTCTCTTGTTGGATAATATAACTTTGTATATGGTGTTGCCATCTAAATACTTAGAGTGTTCCTATATTATGTATGAGCTATAAAGGAAGATTTAAACCATCCTTCCCTGAGAAATATATTGGAGATCCAAACAATGTTATCTACAGATCTCTGTGGGAACTAAAGTTTATGAATTACTGTGACAGGAATGAAAATATATTGAAGTGGTCTAGTGAAGAAATATGGATCCCATATCTATCACCCCTTGACAATAGAGTGCACAAATACTTTCCAGACTTCTATATCAAATACATTGATAAAAACAAAACAACAAAGGAAAGTTTAATTGAAGTGAAACCAAAAAGACAAGTTAATGGTCCTAAAACTGGAAAGAGAGTGACCAAAAAACAACTTGTTGAAATGAAAGAATATGCTAAGAACCAGGCAAAGTGGAAAGCAGCAAAAGAATTTTGTGCAGATAGAAGATGGGACTTTCAAATATTGACGGAGGATAACCTTGGCGTATAAAACAATCTTTGAACAACTCAGAGAATATGCACCAAAAAATCCTACTAGGGAATGGTATAGAACTGAAGTATTTGGTGCTAAGACCATTCAATATGAGAATGATCCTACATCATTAATAAGAGAAGAGCAATCTGATGATGCAGGAAATGCTCTTCAAAGAGACAAAAATTTAATGAGGGTTTACCCCAGAATTTTTAGTCTAATGCTCTATGGTTATAAAGCAAAGTATAGAGAAGAACTTCCTTTCTATGATAAGTATCCGTTAGCATTTGTTTTGGATGTTAGTCCAAAATCTTTCTTTGCTATAAATCTACATTACTATACACCATCACAAAGAATAGGAATAGTTCAAAATTTAGCAGAAAATAAGATTCCAAGGTTTGAAAAAGGAGCACATAAATATTTACTATCAGAGGTAAGAACTCCTTATCTACATCTTGCTGAACAAGAATGGGAAACCATATGCATGTTACCACTAGAAGAATTTGTTATGGACTTGGGTGGGGTAGAAGTACCAATTCCGTCAAATAAAGTGTGGGGAAGATAAATGGCAACACCACCAGCAGGATGGAGACAAAGAGCAACCAATCCTCAAGAATATGAAGCAATATTAGATCTTGGAAATTTTGAAAAGTATGAAGTCAATGTTAATGTTCAAACTGGACAGAGACAAATTTATACTATAGATCCAGTGCTTCAGACTAGAGCACTTCTTGCTACTGTAAATGCTAATGGAACAGTAACAAGAACAGATGTATATAATAATGTTGCTAATCTTACAAATGGTCAGACTAGAATAAAAAATATCATTGATGCTAGTAGAACTGCATCTAATAAAATTGTAGGATCTGTTGGAACAGAAGAACAAAAGAAAAGACTTGCTGAGCAAAAAGAATATTCACAATTAAAAAGTGCTCTGCCTCCAAGCAATTCTCCTGGTGATGGTAAAGATCCAAATCCAGATGCAAGTGGACCACAAAATACAGGAATAGGAACAGGGGGAAAAACAACAGGAACTCCTTTTGATGTTTTGGGAACTTTCAGAAATGTTTCCAACTATCAATCAGAGGAAACTAATTATGGTAGTTGGAAATATCCATTGATAATGAATGAGTTACAAGACCACATAATGATTAGTACATACAATTATCAAGTTGCTGATGTATTTAAAAATTCTGATGGACAAACATCTGTAAATACTGGACTTATACTTGGTGGAGCAAGTTTGTCAAAAAGAACTTTAAAAAATGTTCTTGGATATGTAATGCTACCAATGCCAAGTAATATATCAGAAGCAAACCAAACTGGATGGGGAGATGATAGTCTCAATAGTTTAACTGCAGGATTGATGGGAGGAGCATTAAGTGTAGCATCCTTTGCTGCTTCAGGAAATCTATTAGAAGCAGGAACTGCAACCATAGAAACTACAAAAAGTGTTTTCAAAAATGAAGCAGCAAGTACAAGAATAAAACAGTTACTGACTCTTAATGCAGGAGCTGCTGTTGTTAAAAAGTTAGGAGTTTCTGTTAATGCAGAGGCATATAGAGCAAGAGTTACTGGAACTGCCATTAATCCAAACCTTGAACTTCTTTTTCAAGGACCTAAACTAAGACAATTCCAATTTTCATATAAATTAGCACCAAGAAGTGCTGCTGAAGCAAAACAAATTAGAGGAATAATTAAGTTTTTCAAAAAAGCAATGGCACCAAAAAGATCTGGATCTGCAGCAGATTCATTCTTCTTAGGTGCACCTAATGTTTTTAGAATAAAATTCTTAAGAGGAAAAAATGAGTTAAACACTCTACCAACTCTCAAGACATGTGCTCTGGTTAACTTTAATGTGAACTATACTGCAGATGGATTCTATTCATCATACATGGATGGTCAACCAGTATCAGTTCAAATTGAATTAGCATTTGCAGAACTAACACCTATATACAATGATAACTATGGAGACAATCCTG